TTCGTGACAAGAAAAATGATACCTCCAATGATTTTTCTATCATTGTTGGTGAGACCTCCTCTGAGTTTGTTTTCAACTTCAAAGTTGAGAATATTAAGATCATTCCTGGAACCTATGAGATCACTGTGTCTCAAAAACTCCTGGCTAAGTTCACTAACAAGAACTATGATCTGACTTATTACATTGCTCTTGAGCCTGATTCTACCTTTGGTGGTTGATGTGCAAAAGTGGGAATTGACCTATCGACTCCCCACTACGGGGAGTAAATATCACAAAATGATTGTGGAAGCAAATTATCAACATGATGCAAAAAAGATTGCACAGGCCCAAGTTCCTTCTGCTCAAATCTGTGGAGGGGCAAGGCGTATCAATTGATATTCCTATGAGGATTGTAGGTAGTATCTTAGTGATTACTGCCTACTTTGTTGTATTACATGTTAATGTATTGACAGGGGTTGTGATGAATGTAATCGCAGATACTCTTTCAATTCCTTATTTTATTAGAACCAAATCTTGGGATGTGGTTGTTATGTTGGGATTTCTTCTGGCAATTAGTTTTAGTAAATTATTGTCATGACAAATTGGAAAGAAAAGTATAACGAATTAACAGACTCAGAACTCAATAAGATAGCAATTCTTCGTGTGATGGAGTGTACAAATGGTGTTATCCAACACTCATTCCGCGACAAGTCTCCTAATGCATTACCTGTTGAGGAGACAAGAGCTACAATGAAGTTTAGTATGTCATGTATGAAGAACATGGCAATTCCTTTAAAAGAGGAAACTATTACCTTCAAACCTAAGACTCAAGAACTTCTTCGTCGTGCCCGTGAACTTTACATCAGTGGAGTTAAACAAGGCAATCAAGAAGACTTTGAAGAGTTTTTTGAAATCTCTAGAGTGTCTGCACAAGTATGTGGTATACAAAGACTTCTTGATGCTAAGAAGATTCTTGAAGAGAACGTTGACGTATTTCCCCCTGGTACACTAGACTGGGGTGTATCCTATCTCCTGCAATTTTTTACTGATGAATATCTTCGTGACTTCTTCGAGTCCAAAAAAATCAGCGATAGTTCTTCCTGACAAACATATTGTCAAGATGCCCTTAGAATGTTGTCAGATGTTATCTATCGTTGCATCTGACAAATGGGGTCATGGATATGGTGAACTGCATCGTATAAATGGTGAACCATACAAAACTGAAAAAGGTGCATTTCGAAATCACCCATGTACTAAGTGGGCATCAGAGAGTATTCATAACTCCTACTGGTTGATCAAACATGGTCTTCATATGTGTCATGAATACTTCCTCAGGTATGAGAAGGTACATTCATGTTATAAGACTCTTGTAGAGGCACTATACCTGTTCCCAAAGGGTAATTTAGATAAGGTCACACCTTTTGTCTTTGCAGGACCTGATGAGTTCAAGTATGATAATGTAGATATCTACAGTAAGTACAAAATGTATATTTCATCCAAACCATGGGTGTCTGACAATTACCGACGTATTCCAGAACGTAAACCAGAATGGGTATGAATATTGAACCTCCCCCAGAGATACTTGAATTCTGTGACAAATTCACTTATGATGCCGAACGTGGAAGTTTAAGACATCTTGATTGTGTTTACATGAATATGGGTCTATATGGGAATGACCTTAAAAAACTTGAAGAAATGAGACAACGTATTTACCCTGTATTTGATTATGAACAACACTGACTTTCTCTGGTGTGAGAAGTACCGTCCACAAACTATTGATGAATGTATTCTCCCTGAGGCTACCAAGAAGACCTTCAAAGATTTCCTAGATAAAGGTGAGGTTCCTAATCTTCTTTTGTCTGGACCTCCTGGTGTGGGTAAGACCACCGTTGCAAAAGCACTATGCCACGAACTTGGAGTTGACTATTATGTCATTAACGGATCTGACGAAGGACGGTTTCTGGACACGGTACGGAACCAAGCAAAAAACTTTGCATCGACCGTCTCACTTTCTTCGACTGCTAAACACAAAGTCATCATCATTGATGAGGCTGACAACACAGGGAACGATGTACAACTCCTCTTACGGGCTAATATTGAGACGTTTTATAACAACTGTCGATTCATCTTCACCTGTAACTACAAAAACAAAATCATCGAACCCCTCCAATCTCGATGTGCCTGTATCGAGTTTGGAATTAAAGGAAAAGAAAAACAACAGATTGCAGCAGGATTCTTTAAACGTCTCCAAGAAATCTTGGATACAGAAGGTATTAAATATGATAACAAGGTCTTGGTAGAACTCATCAACAAACACTTCCCTGATTGGCGTCGTGTTTTGAATGAGTGTCAACGTTACTCTACTAGTGGTAGTATTGATTCTGCAATTCTTGCATCTTTCTCTGATGTCTCTGTAAATGATCTCATTAAATGTCTCAAAGAGAAGAACTTCTCGGAAGTCCGTAAGTGGGTTGTTTCTAATTTGGATAATGATCCTGGGGTTCTTTTCCGTCGTATTTACGATGCTCTTCTTGTATCCCTTGAAAACAATTCTATTCCTGCTGCTGTGCTTGTTATTGCTAAGTATCAGTACCAAGGTGCCTTCGTTGCAGACCAAGAGATCAACTTCCTCGCGGCGTTGACAGAAATCATGGTTGAATGCGAGTTCAAATGACAGAAGAACAACTAGAAAAAGAACGTTGTGTAGATGATGATTATACTGTCATCAGTCAGTTCTACACAGCAAAAAGACGTTATCCAACCATTCCTTTTTATCTTCAAGATGAGAATGGAGATACATATGAGTTTGGATGGCAACTAATTTACCAATATATTGAGAAGTTAAATGACTAACGTAAAACTGTTTCGTATCATCACAGGTGAAGAAGTAATCGCAGATCTTCTCTCTGAGGATGAATCAACTGTGACTGTTCAAAATGGTCTGGTAGTTCTTCCTTCAGGTCAGAATGTTGGATTTGCTCCTTGGGCAACTGTGATTGATAAAGACAACCCTGAGATTACTGTCAGTAAGACACACGTTGTCTACATTGCAGAACTTGATGAAGGTATCTGTAAGAAGTACAATGAAATCTACGGAAGTAAACTGGTAACACCAGATAAAAAGAAATTGATTCTCTAAATTATGGAACTAAAAGATTGGTTGAACTCACTCAACTTCACGAAGGAGAACCTGATTCAGGAAGACCCTTCGTTGATTAAGGATTATCCACCATACATTATCAATCGTTGTCTGTCTGGTCACATGGATTGTATTATGTTCGTCAATGAGATGAACAAGTATCACAACCTGGACAAAGATATGCAATATGAATTTTATCTAAATACTTTGAGAAAGAGGAAGAGATTCTCTCCTTGGCTCCGTAAAGATAAGATCTCAGATTTAGAGGTTGTGAAACGTTACTATGGTTATAGTAATGAGAAAGCTTCTCAGGCTTTGAAAATTTTATCCAATGAGCAACTTAATTTTATTAAACAACGACTTGATACTGGTGGAAAAAAATGACACAGACTGTTGAACCTCAGGTTAATTGGTCTAAAGAGCAGATGGTAGAGGTTAGGCTCAATGAACCTGATGACTTCCTGAAAGTTCGTGAGACCCTTACTCGTATTGGTGTGGCTTCTAGAAAAGAAAAGAAGTTGTATCAATCTTGTCATATCCTACATAAACAAGGTAAGTATTACATTGTTCACTTTAAGGAACTATTTGCCTTAGATGGAAAGTACGCTAACCTTACCATTAACGATGTTCAACGTAGGAATCGTATTACTCGTCTTCTTGTTGACTGGGGACTAATTGATGTGGTGACAGAGGAATCTATCCTTGATATTGCTCCACTCAATCAGATCAAAGTTCTTCCTTACAGGGATAAGAATGAGTGGACTCTGGAACAGAAGTACAACATTGGTAAGAAGAATAACAAAACTGAAAAATCCGAATAAATAATACTGAGTCTTTTGTGCAGACTCTACGAATGTCGGAAACCCCTATAAGGAAGTGTGGTTTACTACACTTCCTTTTTTCGTTTCATGGTATAAATAAGTGTGGATGCCTTCGGGGTCCACACAACACAGTCTCGCTTTAAAAGGAGAAGTCACATGACACTAGCAAAGTATAATGCTGCCAATTTGGATCAGCTAATGGATCGGATTGCAAAGAATTCGATTGGAATGGATGAATACTTCGACAGAGTTTTTAACACATCCGTACATAACTATCCACC